GTTGTTCAAGTGTTATTTTAGACATCATACTGTAAGAGTGTTAATTAACCCGCCCGCTGTGCCTCGGGGGAAGAGGTTAAAGGCCAAACTGTATCGTACCTTTGACGATTGATTTTCCTCGACCGAATGAGTCATCATGGACGGGAACATGATTAGGTCATTTTTGGCAGGATACAAACCCCAAGCATCGGCATTGAAGAAATTCAGCTTGGCATCGTTGCCGTGGTCTTGATAATTGAAGTCCACTCTCACAGTTTCGGTCCATAGGTTATAGTTGCCCTTGTCTTTGTGACAGACAAATGCACCAGTATCAACTCCTGTGTCTATGTAATAGACACCACTGATAAGACTGTTGCCATGATAGTGTTGTCCAGAGTAGTCGCCTGTGTAATGACGATTCACCCAACTGTTCTCCATGCGAAAATCCATGTTGCGTTTTACGTCTAAGACTGTGTAGATAAAATTATCTGCCGCTTTCATAATTTTAGCTTTCAACGGAGCAAGTTCTGGAGTATCTAAAATATACTTGTTCACTGTATAGTCACCGTTGTCGGCGGCCATGCGTTCATATTCTTGACTTTCAATAAAGTCACGCATGCTTTTATCCAATGACCCAACGTTGGTCTGGTACAAAGGCACACCGAACAGCGGAGTGACCTTATAGGTAGGTGTCATTTAATCCATCCAATTTTTTTACCTTGTGCTTTTCTGCTGTCATATTCTTCAACTGAGCTAGGGAATCTCCAAGCCCATACTGCCACCAGCATCATAAACGCTGCTGTGTATATTATACCACGAACTGGAACCGCTGTCAACCACATGATGATCAAACTGGTTGTCATCATGAACAACATGAAATATTTCATTTTCTGCGGGAACACACGCTTCTCGCCCCAATTGGTCAAGAACGGTCCAAACAGTTTGTGATTGTAGATCCAAGCATGCATACGCTCACTGCCCTTGCTAAAGCAATAGGCTGCAAATACCACAAAGATTGAGTAGGGGATACCTGGTGTAACTAATCCAACATAGGCCATTCCTAAACTAAGGAAACCTAGTATTTTCCATAAGAATTTTTTCATGCTATTCCTTAACAGGTCTAAATATTCCAATTAAGGAATTGTCGCCGGGTGTTCGATACCCGCTCGGCCAAGATCTTGTCACAGACCCGCTCGAGGGATTATTGACATTTTTTGCTTTAGTGCTTTGATTACCACCAACAAAAGAGTATGTTCCGCTACTAGCAGTATAGATAAAATTTACATGACCATAACTCCATAGAGCTATGTCTCCAGGCTGTCCTTGATTTAACGGTATTGTAATCGCTTTGTATGCTGCTGTTTTATTCTTAATATCAAAGGCCCACGCTGTTTGTACGAATCTGTAGCCACATCTTTTTAAAACCCAATTTACATATCCCATACACCAAGCAGTTTGGTCAGTAAGCCAGGCCCCTGACTGCGGATATCCGAGTTCTTTCCAAATGCCTGTAATTTTAGGATTGCTGGCACGGCCGCCCATTCCTGTCTCTTCCCAAATCCCCTTGCCGGCTTCGTCGAGATTCTGCGACAGCAATGAAGGAATGTCACTGGCTAGTACCACATCAGTGTCAATTAAACTCTCACCGTCTGCTCCTTGTGGAGTACCCGGAAAGTTTTGTTTAACCTGGTCGTTAGATGCAACATTGTAAGCACCGGGATTAGCCACATATGCACTTGTTTGTCTGTTAATAGCTGCTTGTGTTGCTGGAGCAATTACTACAGGAGGGACTACAAAGGATGCAAATGTTCCGGAGAACACATTTCCGCTGCCAGTAGCAGGATGGCCACAGGTTGCCGCATCACCTTCTCTACATATTAGAATGCCGTTAGCATATACTGTAGAACTACTACCATCCATTACGGGACTTCTATGGGAACCTCTGCCATGACCTGATACGTCGGCGCCTTTTACAGCAATCGGGTTTCCATTCACAAATACTGTAGGAGCAAGATTCCCTACTATGGTACCGGCCGCTGTGTCAGCATTAACTCTCGATACACCCGGCATTAGAATCCCCTCGGAATATTTGTACGTACCTTTTCGATATATTTGCCAAGATCATTTAAAGCCTTAGCAACATCTTTCTCAGAAGGTTCGGCTTCACGCCATTTTAATATCCTACCTTCCTCAATCAAACTTCTATAGCTAGTAACGAAACTAAACAATTCGAAAGGACTGATCATATGAATACCTTCTCCCTCGCTAAGTTCTTTTATTCTCTTCTGGTAAGTTTCCATTGCAGTTTGTTTGTCAGCGATAGTGGTAGTTTGCGTGACTATAGTTTCTAAAGCTGTAGCTATTCTTTCATAATATTTAGAATAATCGATTACAATATGTCCCGACTCTTCGTGGTAAACAACGTTGAGAGGATTTGAAGAATCCTCTCCAACGATTGTTTCTGACAATATTATTGGTTGCAATGCCATACATTATCCTTTGATAATGCTGCCAGCACTAACTGGCTGAATGCCTGTGGTTTGATAAACATACTGTTTGCCAATTTCGGAATCACTTTCTGCCATCACCATCACCGCCTGAGTGTTGAATGTGAGTTTGCTGTCAGGATTCACAGTCAGCAACACAGGAGCCATAGCTGGTCCCTTTTGAGTCATGGCCAACATCACTGGTCTATCTAGTGTGATTGAACCCATAGCGTCTTCTACAAATTTGCCCATGACTTCATCACCAGATTGCAACTTGATAGTAACAATGTCACCTACTACAAATTTTTGTTTGTTGAATAACATTTATATTTTTCCTATTAGTATCCACTACCGTTGAAACCAGTTTCATCGATATATTTTCTTAATTCTGTAAATCCACCAATTACATTACCATTGATAACAATTTGTGGTACTGTTCTAGCATTTGGAACAGCTTCTAACAATTCTTCTCGAGTGTAACCGTCACCAATTTTACGTTCTTCAAATTTAACACCTTGTTGTGTCAGCAGTGCTTTTGCTTGATCACAATAAGGGCAATGGTACTTGCTCCAAACTATTACTTCCATGATATGTCCTTTTAACTGTATTATATAGCCGGCAATTCAGCATAGTCGATATTTTCTCCCATGACGCCGATAACATAGTTTGTGCTTTCTGTTTCTTGTAGAGCACTTTGTTTCTTGCTGGTGTCTGTATGCTTGTTGAACCACGGAATTGGTGTTGATTTTGGTGCAGCCTGAAGATACTTGATACCAATATCTTTTAATGCACCCACTGCGGTGTAATCTACAAAATCTTTTAGGATGTTGGCATTAAGTCCAATAACAGGGCCTAACTTAAACAAATAAGTAGCCCATTCTTTTTCTTCACGAATGACATCCATGTAGAGTTGATATACTTCTGCATGGCATTCTTCTCGAGCCTCAACAAATCGAGCATCCTCTTTGACCACTTGATTGATCATGTAGGCAGTCCAACCTTTGTGTAAGAGTTCATCTTGCAAGATCAATTGAATAATATTACCATTGCCCATAAAGATCTTGTTCTCTACCATGGCCAAGCTAGTGGCAAATGAAACCATAAAGCGGAAAGCTTCTAGCGCATAGCTGGCATGTAGTGCCAACCAAACGGCCTTAACGTGTTCCTTCTCAGTGACCTCTTGTCCAAGTTCTTTACGGCAGTTGATAACGTGTAGTTTGTCATAGTAGTTGCCCACGCTTGAAGCCATATCAACAATTTCTCGAGTGTCATGGATGGTGTTGAACACATCCTTGGGTACATTGTAAATGTTACGAATAATATGGCTGTAACTCTTACTGTGAATATTTGTTTCAAAGAATCCCCAGTTGTACATAAGTGCTTCTACTTCAGGGAGACTACACACCGGAGTAAATACCTGTGTTGGTCCGCGACCTTGTAAACTGTCCAATGCTGTCTGACGTAGTAGGTTGCTGGTAAAGATATGCTTAACTGCATCGCTAGCATCTTTAAAATCATTTGAATCTTTAGTTAGACTGATCTCTTCTGGTTGCCAAAAGAATCCTCGAGCAGTTGCATCAAAGTCTGCAATCTTTTTATATTTTACTTCTTCAAAGCGTTGAATGGTAACTGGCCCTGCTGGATCCAGAAACATCTTGCGATTGAGATAGTCTGTTTTTGTGGTTAGGTTATATTGTTGTTTGCTCATAATTTACATGCCTCGCAGTCTTCGTCTTCGATTACTTCTCTTTCGTTATGGAACCCGTTGTAGTGTACTTCGGGAGTTGCTTCGGCCATTGCTTTACTGCCTGCTTTGTTAATTAGGCTGTAGTAGAATGTTTTCAATCCCCACATGTGCGCCTGCATCAAATTTTTAGCAATCAATGTAGTAGGCACTTTACGATCTGCCCAGTGTGCTGGATTGTAGAATGTGTTAGTTGAAATTGATTGATCAACATAGGCAGCAAGAACTGCGGCTGTTTTCAAATAGCCATCACAGTCTTTCTGTTCCCACATCATTTGATATTTGTTTTTTAGTTTATGGTATTCAGGAACAACCTGTACAAATGATCCTGCCTTTGATTCTTTAACTGATATTAGGCTCATGGGCATTTCAATGCCATTGGTTGAGTTAATAACAACACTTGAACTTTCAACAGGGGCAATGGCCATCAATGTGGCATTACGCACACCGTACTGCTTCATATTACCACGTAGTGTTTCCCAATCAAGTTCAGGAGCGAAGTCTGCCAGTTCATTAACACCCTTGGCACGAAGTTCCCAGGGAAAGACGCCTTGTCCATATCTAGTTTTATGACTTTCTGTACACGGGCCGCGTTCTTTAGCCAACTCCACTGTGGCTTCTGTTAAGTAGAAGGCTTGATGCTCCATCCATGTTTTAACATCCTGTAGTGCATCTTTCTCGCCATACTTCAAACCACGCTTGGCATGCCAGTAGGCAAGATTGGTGACACCGATACCTAGTGGTTGTATCTCATCGTTAGAGAGTTTACTCTGTATCGACAAGAAATCTTGATAGTCAAGAATGTTACACAGGCTACGCTGTAGAATCCTACAGGCTCTACGCATATCCTCTGGATTGCGGAACGATCCCCAGTTGATAGATCCCAGTGTACATAACGCTATGCGTCCACTATCGTCGTCTAATCGCTTAAATGAACGTGTGGGTAATAGGATCTCACAGCACAAGTTACTTTGATAAATCGTATGGTACTCAGGATCAAAAGGTCCTTGGTTCATGACATTATCAATGAATACGAGATATATTCGACCCGTGTCTGTGCGCTCTTTTAGTATACCACTCTTGAACACTTCTTCGGCGCTCATCGTTTTCTTACGGAGGCCTTTTTGTTTTTCGTACTTGACATAGAGTTCTTCAAACAACTCAGTGTCTTTGTAAAACGCTTCGTATAGGTCAGGTACTTCGTTGGGATCAAAGAAGGTTATGTCTTCTTTGTTTTTGAATCGTCTCCAGAAGAAGGCACTAAGCACAACCCCATAATCCATATGACGGACTCGGGTTTCTTCTGTTCCTTGGTTGTTTTTAAGTACAATAAGATCATCAAACTGAAGATGCCAAATAGGATAGAATACAGTAGCACTTGCATTACGAATGCCTCCCTGCGAACATGATCGCAAATCGCCGAACCATTTTTTCAGGAATGGTATCATACCTGTGTGCATGATCTCACCACCTCTGATGGGACTGCCTAATGGACGTAGACGTCCTATCTCCAGGCCAATGCCAGCACGTTTGCTAGCATACTTGGCCATCATCTCTCCAGAAGCAAATATGCTATCCAGATCGTCGTCACTGCGGATAAGCACACAACTAGAAAACTGTTTAGTTGGAGTGCCAAGCCCAGCCAGGACAGGTGTAGCAAGAGTAAACAAACCATCGGATGCCGCATTATAATATTCTTTAATGAAACGCATTCTTGCACTATTCGGCTCTTCTTTATGGAACACAGTTGCTGCCGCAACCATATATCTAATCTGTGGAGTTTCATATGTTTGTTTTGTACTACGGTTCTTAACCAAGTACTTCTCAATTAATTGTTCAATGGCAGCATATGAATATGTTTCATCCTTTTCATGATCCAACATGTCATTCATCTTGTTCCAGTCATCTTCTGTATACCATGTAAGTAGGTCAGAAGTGTACAACCCAGTTGCCACATTGGTCTTGACTATTTCATATAGGCTGGGAGGAGTGTAACTTCCATAGACGTCTTTACGCAACATGCTCACTCGCTGTTTGCCTGCTACATACTGATAATTGGTATGACCAACGTCGGGATTGTTTTCAACGTCTATGAGATCCACAATGGCTCTTAGAGTGATTTCATCTACTTCTCTTGTGGTTATGCCGTCATAAAAATGTGGCTGTGCTTTGATCTCGATCATGCTTTGGCTAACATCTGCAATACCGCTACATACTTTTGCCACCTGTGCCTGCCATTTCTCAATGGTGAGTGGCTCTCGATCACCATTTCTTTTGATTACTGTTATTTCCATCTATGTCTCTACTTTATTTGATATTTATTGGTAATGCCGAACTGGACCACACGATGTCGGTTTTGATTTTTTGTAACACTTTAAGATCATGAGCTATCCTTGGTTCGTAATTTAACACAGCATTATCTGCTACTAAAAAGAATTTTGATTCGTGATCTTTGGGAAGCATAGACTTATGTATCTCACAAACGGTATCTATAAACCGCTGTGTTAATTTAATAGTATACAGCATGCCGAGACAAATAGCAAGATCATCTAGCTTGCCGTCGATAACCAAATGCCAAGGGTCAGGCCAAGTATTTGGTTGTTGGGGGTCTAAGAAAGGATTAACAAAAGGAGCATGGCTCCAGAGTTTAGCAACGTCATCCATAGGATTGTTGCTAACTTCTAAACTATCTCTGAACTGCTTCCATTTAAATAATCTTTCGTTTCCGTAAAGATCAAACACCGTACGATATTGAATATGATATCGTTCCGGGTTGACCGGAAGACAGCGGATTTCGATATGACAACAACAGTGTTTCAATTCCACTGTCGCCATCGTTGTCTTTTAATTCTACATTAAAAACAAAATCTGTCATAAGAATCCCCTCTGGTGTAGATGAA